CGTAAGACAATTTCTTTTGCTCCTTTTAGAGATACGACCATACTGAGATGATAAAATTTATCAAAACCATATTTTTCTTTAAGACGTTCCCATTCACCTGCTGATATACCTTGTAGAGCAAGATTGAGAGCGAATGCGATAGGAACACGTCTTAATTGTAATCGTATAATTGGATATTCACCGTATTGGTCTAATAATTTTTTTGTTTTATCGGAATAGTCATTAATACGAACAGCATCTTTAATATAATCAAAAGCACTTGTTGCTTTATTCGATACATAATCATATCCCTTTTTAAAATAATCGTAAAGGCCGGCGCCTTCTAATTGCCCGAATTCTTCTTTTAATTTACCGAATATTAATCGAATATCGTTATTCACCACTTTCGTTCTAAAACTTTTGGGTTCGAATTTGGTTGGAGGTATAAATCTAAATTGATAAAAATTCTTAGTTTCTCTTACTTTCCTTGGTTTTCGTTTTGTAATATCCTTATACTTTTTTTCAGCTTCCTCGAGTGGAATATTATTACGAATTTGAACTTTTTGTAAAGCGTACTTATCAGTATTAGGTTGAACTGCACCTCCTATTTTAACATCAATACTATCTTCTTTTTGTGATTGTAAAAGAATTTGCTTAATGAGTTTTGGAGGCATTCTATAACGCTGTTCTATCGTTTGAGCATCACAAACTGTAATTGTTCCTTTACATTTTCCTTGTTTTAAGTCCAATTTGTAATTACTCCAAAAATCAGTTGGTTTGTATTTTTCATCACCATATAAACAATACTTAGTAGTTTCCATAGGTAAATCTTTCATTTTGGGGTCTTTTCTCATCATCCCGTGCGGATTCTCAATACAAAACTTTAATTTTGGATTCTTCTTTAAAAAATAACTTATAATTTTCAAAGTTTGATGTAAGATTTTTGTACCTAATTTAGCTCTATCACTATATGGTTTTGCATTATCAATATTGCGTTCTTTTAACGGATAAGCAAGAGATGAGAAAGTATTACAAGGCGGAGAAGCCCATATAAAATCAGGAGTTGGAAAATCTTTATAATCCCATTTTAGAATATCGGTAAGTATATCAGGTTTGTATTTCTCTTCAAAATCAAGGCTGACAACATTATAGCCAAGTTTTTTAGCAACTTTACCTACTGATCCCGTTCCTTTGAATAATTCTAATAGTTTCATTTATAAATAAGTTAAGACAATAATAAAATTAAATTAGTTTAATTAATTTTATTTTTTTATTATTTATAAATAAGTAAAGATGTTATATGTAGAATGTCCGCATTGTCAATATATTATATTAATTGAGGATATCAATTGTCGTATCTTTAGACACGCTGTATACAAAGATACATTTGAACCCGTCAATCCTCACGCTTCGGAAGAAGAATGTAACAGATTATTATCTGAACACAAAGTAATAGGTTGTTGTAAGCCATTTAAATTGAATGAACAAAATATACCCGAGATATGTAATTACGAGTAAAATAAAAAAAAATCTAAAATTAATTTTCTTTACAAGTAATAAAATGGAAACTCCGTTCAAGAAAGAATTAGAACATAAACTCCTCACCGATAAGAAACTTGCCCAATCATCTGTTAAATTATATCTTCGTAATTTAGAAAAATTGAATGATAATGCTCCGCTTAAAAATCTGAACTTTTTAAAAGATCCGAAAATAATTATAGATAAATTAAGTAAATATAAAGAGAATACAAAACGAGGTTATTTTATTAGTATCACTTCTGTACTAAGTTTAGATAAATCAACTAAACCGAAACAGAAATTATATGATGAGTATTTTAAGTTAATGATGGAAAAAAACAAAGAATTGAAAGCAGAAGAAGCAACAAATCAAAAATCAGAAACGCAAGAAAAGAATTGGATTACGTGGAATGAAGTAGAACAAGTGCAATCAGAATTAAAAAAGAAGGTTGATACGTTTAAGAACAACAAAGAATTAACAGAACATCAATACAATACACTATTACAATTCGTTGTATTATCGTTATATACTTGTCTTCCACCAAGACGAAATGAATATCAGAGTATGATGATTATCAATTCTCTTCCACCGTCTAATACAGAAAACTATTTAGATATGACAAAGAAACAAATGATATTTAATAAATTCAAAACAAGTAAAAAAGAAGGAAGTGTTACGATTGATATACCAGAAAATCTATTAAGTGATATTACTGTTTATATTAAACATCATCCACTTATTAAAGGTAAAATAACAAAAAAGTTTCAACCTGTTCCGTTTCTTGTGTATAGTGATGGAAAACCGTTATCACAAGTGAATAGTATTACTCGAATATTAAATAAAGTATTCGGAAAGAAGGTAAGCAGTAGTATGTTAAGACATTCTTATTTAACATCAAAATACGGAGATGCTCGGAATGAGATGAAGAAAGATGCAGAGATGATGTCTCATTCGGTAGAAACACAACAAACCAATTATGTAAAAAACGAAAAAAAATGAAAAATACAAATTTTTATATTCTTTTTTATCTTATAAAAGAATGGAAGCTTCAGGACGTGTAAAGAAAGGAGAGTTATCCAAAGCTCAACTTATTGCGATACTGAAACAACGAGGTGAAAGAGGATACAGTAAATTAACTCGTCCTCAATTGTTACAACGAGTGGGTGATCAAGAGGATATTCCTCTTGCCCAACTTCGTAAAAAAAAGGTAATTCCAGCAAAACCAAAAGCACCTAAAAAAGAAAAGGCACCTAAAAAAGAAATAGATTGTGATTATTGTAATAGTTTATTAGGACCAGGAAATCATCATTTAACGGAGCATTTTGAAAGTTGTGATGCATATCGTTCACCAAGACCTCCTGTTAAAAAAGTCCGTGCTAAAAAAAAAGAAGCACGACCTGCACCAGCACCAGTACCAGCACCTGCTCGAATTCCTGTTCAACGACCTCGAGTTCAAGAAGAAGAAATAACAATTCGTGTTCCTCGTTTACCTTCTGGTATTTATGGAAGAAGTTTAGCATATATAGAGTATGTAAATAAATTAGTAAGGGAAGAAGCTCAACGAATTCGTAATGTGTTCGACCAGCACTTGAGAAGATATAAAGATATAATGGATGGAAAGATTGAGAAGATGCCTCCAGCCTTGCTAAATCAATATATAGAAGATGCAAAAAATAATATGAGAAAACAACAAAGAATAGCAGAAGAAGGTATTACTGATGAAAAACTAAGAGAAATTATATCTGAAGCAGATAAAAAGTTTAACATAAAAAGACCATTAAGAGTATACGACGAAGAGGATGAAGAGGATGAAGAGGAATGGGGTAGAGGTTCTTATTTACGACCTGATCGTAATTTTTAAAAAAAAATTTAAATTAAATAAAACTATCTAAAAACAATATTGTAGTCAGATGTCTGATTATATGTACGGAATACAACAACAAAGAATATTATATCCAATATTAAAAGAATTTTTTAACACTGAACTTAAAGAGAATGATAATAAATTCGATAAATACGATTTCGACGACCCAACTGCCTCTTACGAATTAAAATCAAGAAAAGTAAATTATGATACATATCCAACCACTTGTATTGCACAGGATAAAATCAATCCTAATTATCACAAAAAACAAATTTATATATTTAATTTTTTAGATGGAACTTATTATATAGAATACGATACTGCATTATTTTCTGAATTCGAAGTAAAACCATTTAGTAGATATAGGTCAGGTATCAAAGATGTAAAAAAACCATATGTGTATATTCCTATAGATAAATTGATAAAAATTAATTAAATAAAATTTACTTTTATTTAATTTCTTACGTTAAGATAAGATGGATATTCAAAATAATTTAATATCTACTGCAATATCTGCTGGTTTATACATATTATATAAGATTTTACAACGTTATTATTTTAAATCTGGCTGTCACGACAATACGCTTGAAATATCAATTATAGATACAGAAGAAAAAAAACAAAAAGAAAACGTTATTGAGATGACGAAAGTTTAGCTTGTTTGTTGCAGTTGTCGTTCTGTTATATGATACCAATTTACAATTTTTTCTATTGTATCATTCTTGACCAAATCGCTTATCTCTTTCAATATTTTTTTATCTTCATCAGTAGGAGTGTAATTCTCTGCATTATGTAGTGTGGTGCTTAATAGATATTTTCTGTAAGGTCGTTTCCAAACTAAATCAAGAAAAAAACAATCATATAGATTAATCCGTTGTCCTTTATTATTTTTATAAAAATAATCTCGTCTCTCGAGAAAGTCCATATATACAGGAAGAATTTGCATAAATACATTCTCTGCTGGAGAACGTTCTCGTTCTTGAGACATTATTAATTATATATTTTCTTTTTAATTTAAAATTAAATAATTTAAAAATGGAACATCTAATATAAATGGATAGATATATTAAAGATGAAGCATTTTATCAATTTCATCAGACACCAGAAAACCTTGCTATTCAATTGATACAAACTGTACGACTGGAACCAAATGATGTTGTATATGAACCATTTAAAGGAAACGGATCATTTTATAATAATTTTCCCGATAATGTTGTTAAATGTTGGTCTGAAATTGTTGAAGGTAAAGACTATAAAGATTTTAAAGAAGAAGTTGATTGGATTATAACAAACCCTCCTTATAAAATAAATGATAAGAATGTTTTTTTTTCTTTAGTAAAAGAATTTGCTCCCAGAGTAAGAAAAGGTATCTGTTTTTTAGCATCAGGTATTTGTACACAGAGCCTGACACCTCTACGATTGAAAGAATTAGAAGAATTAGGTTTTTTTGTATCATCTCAAATTGTTGTAAATATCAAGAAGTGGAGAGGACGTTATTATTTTATTACATTTACAAAAGAACGCAATCCATCTTTTTCTTATTTAATTGATAACTGGTGAATAATTTTTTTTTTATTTTTTTAATTTAAAATTAATTCATACTTTCCAAAATTAAATTATGAAGTAAATCTCGATAAGCCAAGTTAATATCATCATCATCGCCTGCATTCTCCGCAAATTCTATGGTAGCTTCAAGAAAATAACTACATAAAAAAACATAAATATCAGCCTGTGTCTGTGAGTTAATAAATTCACCTATCACTTTACCACGAAACCAAGTCAAATTTTCTGGTTCACCGTCTTCGTTCGTTCGACGTTGAGCTTCCAATTCAAGTGAGTTAATAAATTCACCTACTACTTTACCACGAAACCAAGTCAATTTTTCTGGATTAAGATCACCGTCTTCTTTCGTTCTACGTTGAGCTTCCAATTCAAGTTCGTTAATAATCGAGTTCATCGTTAAGTAAAAACCAATATAAATTTTTATAAATTTCATTTTTTTTTAATTTTAAATTTTAAATTAAAAAAATAAAAATGAAATTTAAAAAAATTTATATCGGTTTTTAGTTATAACAAAGACAGAATGAGCTTGAACGAATTTGTATCTGCGGTCAAAGAAGAAATCTTTAGTCGCATCCTGAGCGAACAAGAAGGTGAAATGGATATTGACGTATACACCGAGAAGATGTACGACGTTCTCTACGAAGAAATTGACAAAGCAATAACGAACGAATATCTTGGAGATGTTGAAAAGTTGGTCTGTGAATATGGTATTCATAAGGCACTCTGTCTCATTAAGAATAGACACGGGAGTATAAGCATAATAGAAAACGTTATTCAAGAAGAAGGTCAATACAGTCGTTGTATGTTGTATCATATCGTATTCGAACAAATCACTTATTCTTACGAAGAATACAAAGTATGGTGTAAATGTGAGTGTAGTTGTTGTGGGAATGATATTGATGATTGATAATTTTAAATTAAAAAATAAAAATGAAATTTAAAAAAATTTATATCGGTTTTTAGTTATAACAAAGACAGAATGAGCTTGAACGAATTTGTAAACAACGTTGTAGAAAACATCTACAAACGAGTGAAAGAAGAACAAGACGGTGAAATGGATGCTGAACAATTTCAAGATGCAGTGGATGAAATACTATTTGAGGAAATTGAAACAGCGATTTCACATATCTTTCTTAATAAGATAGAAAAAATAATTTATGAATATGGTATTGATAAAGCCATTCGTCTGTATGTAATTGAATTCGGGTCTGAACAATTTGACCGTTTTATTCAAGACGGTGGTCGGTGTAGTGGTGCATTATTATTTCAAATAGTAAGAGATGAAATAAGTTTGGATTACGAGGAATATTTGAATTTTTGGAATGATATTGATGATTAATAAATTTTAATTTAAAAAAATAATAAAAAAAAAAATAAAAACATAATTACTATATTAGAATTAGATATTTACAATAAATATATTTATCTATTTATTAGATATTTACAATAAATAATATAAAAGATATTTACTATATATTAGAATTAGATATTTACGGTATAAATGAAGGAATAATTTCGAAATTATTCTCAAGAAGTATCTATTTTAATATGGTAAATATGTTTAGTAAATATGTTTTATATTATTTATTGTAAATATCTTATTATTTGAATAAGATATTACTATATATTTACTGGTAAAGTTGTATTTATGTTTAATTAGTAAAATTAAAATTGACTTGTATCAATTAATAATTTTTTTTTATATTATTATGTATAAATAAAGAATGTCAGTTCAGTTGTTCAACAAGATGAATTCAGAAAATCAACCTTTCCATATCTACTATGATATGAACGTGATTAACAATGATAGTTCGTTCCCCTCTGTTCCTGTTAGATTTAATTATAAAGAAACTCGTTCCAATGCCTACTTGTATTGTCCTCAAGACTACTTTATGAGTATTGTTCGTTTTAATTTACAAACACCTACATTACCTGTTTTTGTTCCTCAAATTGACCTTAATCCTGATACAAACTTTGGAGGTACGTATCCTATTCAATCTATGTCAGGAGCAAGTAATACTGTATCTTTTCCTATTAATATGTACACAAATATTCCTATTCCAGTAAATAGTGTATTATATCTTTCTTTATCTAATGGAGCTTTGACATCTGCTTATGAAACGTGTGCTGTTAATAACAACTACTATCGTTGTATTAATTCTGTAACTTCTGTTTTCGGTATAACAACACTTACTTTACTTAATTCTGGAGCTGTGGCTGGAGTTCCAAACTCTTATCAAGGAGGGACTACAACTGCATTCAGTTTATTAGGAGGAACTATTCAAGCTGGTTATGCAGTATTAAATATTGCAAATTTAGTTTACAATCCTACCACTCAATTATTGACATTAACTTTTACTCCTCAAGTCAATCTTCTCAGTCTCATTACTTTATTTAATGTAAATGATGGAATTTATATCAATAATTCTGGACAGTACAACGGTTCTTATATTGTTAGAAGCGTTCTTGCTGGTTCTATGACACTATCCGCTACAGAAAATATTCTACAAAAATTCTACACATTACAAACCACTCCAGCAAGTCCTGTTATTCCCGTTTTTGTTAACACAGGAGGATTATTACCTTATGTAAGTGGAGGTCGTTTTACTTCTGCTGGAGATTTCTATAATATTACTCCTTACAAAATCACGTTAGAATATAGTTATGCATTTGGAGCATACAGTAATCAGACCAGATATACACAGGCTATTACTTATATTCCTAATGACCTTACTACGTCACCCCCTCGATGGAACCCAAATAATGCTACAGCCTTATCATTAGACCAAATTACAAGTGAATATTATTGGGTATATACATACGAAGTATTTATCAAGATGGTCAATCAAGCGTTTATTAATGCGTTCTGGGGAACAAATGGTGCTATCTTTTGTACCGTTCCTATAACTACACCCGCTCCAACTAAACCTTGGATTTCAGCGTCTGGTATTACAGTTAATACGTATCAACCTCCGTCTATGAGTTGGAATCAAGATAATTTAAAAGCAATCATTAATGCTGATAATCAGATATACAATCAAATTTCAGTTCCAGTAAATAATGGGTTTATCTATTTTAATACAAGTTTATCAACATTATTCGATAGTTTTCCTTATCAATATCCTAACGTAAATCCGAATAGTAATTTATACAGTTATATTGTATTCGATCCTCAAGCTGGAGCAGGTTTGTATATTGTTTCTACTTTTTCTGCAGCTGGTCTAATTACCCCCCAATATACTGCAATTCAAGTTATTCAAGACCACCAAACTGCTTCTCTTATGAACCCTGTTCAAAGTGTTTCTTTCACATCAACGTTACTTCCTGTCGTTGTTCAAAATGTAGGTCAACCGTTAATTTTGAATGGAACAGCAAAAACGAATACTGTGGTAGGTTCTACTGCAAACGTATTTCCAATTGTCACGGATTTTCAAGTGCCTTTTAGTGCTATGAACACCTATGTTCCTGATTTATCTTATGTACCTTCAAGTGAATATCGTCTTGTTGATTTATACGGTGAAAGTCCTTGTAATCAAATTGATATTCAAGTGTTCTGGAAGGACCAATATGGTATTCTACATCCATTCTTATTGGGTTCAGGATGTTCTGGTAATCTTAAGGTCCTCTTTCGCCGGAAGGACTTTGCAGATGTTAATCTTGAACAATAAAGGAATTGATAAAAAAATTTTTTTTTTATATTATCTTAATATAAAAAGATATGAGTCAAGATTTCGTTAAAGTCTTAGTAAAAGATAATCGTCTCGATTGTACTGATACGGTATCATACGCCGTTCATAAAGGAGGTCAAAATATGACTGCAGCTCAATTTAATGCTATTTCAGCCACACCATCAAGCATCACTTTTAATATTCAGGTACCAAGCGAACAAACGATTATTGACCGCCGTGTGATGTTAAGTTCTACTGTATTACTTGCTCTAAATATTGTTGCACCTGCTGGTATTAATCCTATTAATATTGCTTTGAGTGATGCCTTAGCTCCTTTTCCTTTACATCAATTGATGTCTGTTATGACTGCTACTATCAACAACAACTCTGTATCCCTCAACGTAAGAGACGTCCTTCCTGCCCTTCTTCGTTTTCACGACAGACGTGAATTAGAACGTTACAACGGTATGACCCCCGTCGCTTTTGACATTCTCGCCAATTATGCAGATGGTCTTGGTGCTAATCTCAACTCACTTGGAGGTTGGAATAACTCGGCTGATAACGATCTTTATCCTCGTGGAGCATTTCAATTAGATGGTGTCTCTGTTGGTCTGTCAGCTACTGAAACAACTTTTCCTGCCACCGCGGTTCTACCAACTCCAGCTCAAATTGCAGCTGGATTTAATGGTACTATCTTGGTTCAATTTACCGTTTCCGAACCATTATTTTTATCTCCTTTCATATGGGCTAATCCTCAATCAAATAACCAAGGTTTCTACGGTGTTCAAAATATGAACTTTGTATTCAATATGGGTGATGCTTCTCGTGTATGGCGAACTGCAAATACTACTACTGTTACCTCTGCTGGTACCTCTCCTTTGGGTAACACTTACATACAAAGTGCTACTATCAACCAATTTTCAAATACAAGATTGTTATTTAACTTTTTAACTCCTCATCCATCTGATTTATTTCCTGCTCGTAATGCTGTGCCATTTTGGGAAGCACCGCGTTTCATTACTGGTAGCCTCTCACCAGCTGCAGGATTCATACCCAGTCTTACATCAGGTGCCAAACCATCTATTGTACCTTATTCCACCAGTTCACTTCAGCTTAACCAAATTCCTGATAAACTTATTATCCAAGTTCGTAATCCACTCGGTTCTACCAGATGGGGTCAACCTGATGCTTTCTTATGTATTGAAGGATTATCCATTAACTTTAACAACCAATCTGGTATCCTCGCTTCTGCAACCCAACAAGACCTTTACCGATACAGTGTTGAAAATGGCTATAATGGTTCTTGGCAAGAATTTTCTGGGTTTGCCTCTGTACCTGATCCAACCACTGGGTTTCCTCGTAAAATTCCTACTTCAGGATCTCTTTTAATCTTGGAATTTGGTAAAGACATTCAATTAACAGAAGATTATTATGCAGCGGGTTCTCTCGGTAATTTCAATCTTCAATTAAATCTTCGAGTTTACAATCAATTTCCTTATCAGATTACTCCTGAAATTGTTCTTATTACTGTCAATTCAGGTTTATTTGTAAACGAACGTGGTACTTCTTCTACTTACACTGGTATTCTCACTAAATCTGATGTTCTTGCAGCGAGTGCTCAAGAACCTTACTACCAAACCTCTGTTAAACGTATGGTTGGAGGTGGTTTCTTAGACAGTCTAAAATCTGTTGCTGGAAAAGTGTTACCTCACTTACTCAAGCACGGGAAAGAAGAATTAATGAAATCGGGTCATCCTGTTGCTAAAGGTATCTCTAACGTTATGGGGGCTATGGGTTATGGTTCATCTGGTGGTGATATGGGTTGCGGTTCAAGTGGTGGTCGTATGAAACTCGCTGACCGTTTAATGTCCAAATAATCAATCGAATAAATAAAAAAAAAATATTTTTATATTATCTTAATATAAAAAAGAATGTCTAACTTAGAAATCGCTCGAAACAGTTCTCCTGTATACGCTTATACATTCCCCGCTATGGGTGCAGGAACAATAACAACTACTAACGATAAAGTTTTTTATGCAGCTACATCGTTAGTTAATTTTCGTCCAAGTTGTTCTAAAATAGTAGGTCTTGAATTAGTAACTGCAGGAGGTGTTCCATCTCCTACCGCACCTATTCTTACCGTTACAAATATCGTTAATTCTACTGCTGATGGGTATTTACCCCAACTTACACTTCGTTCAGTAAATAATGTTGATACTTCCGTATATGTTATGTTTTGGATTAACGAAGTTGCATCAAGTCCATATCAAACAATTACAATCTGTTAATTTATTTTTATTTATTTTATTATATAATATACAAATAAATGCCGTACAATAACGAATATAACAGAGGTATCGCTCGAGTCCTTAACAACGGAAATAATAGATATGCTAAATTATATGCTTATTCTCCTGTAGACGGTCAATCAGGAATGTCAGGTGGTTCAAGTGCTGGTGTGTTATTCCAAATGGGTAATGCATCTAAACGTGATGCGGAAGATAATATCGTAAATGATAATGTTGCAGATAGTTTACCTGCTGTTTATTATTATGGTAATGATGCTGAATCGGGTGCACCTGTTGGTGGAAGTGGTTTTGCTGAAGGAACGTTTCGAGATACTGGAGTTGGTCATCAATTAGGAGCAGGAGCAACAGGAGTATATGATAAATCAGGTTCTGGATATTCTGGAGGTAATCTATGGACTGACCTTTATTCAGGGTTTGAAGATTTAGGATCTGATATTGGGAAAGCCGTTGATTATGTGATTGGATCGGGTAAAGATGATAATACCAAAGCAAAAGTTCTTGGTCGTTTATTAGGTCACGCTATGAAAATGAAAGGAATGGGAATGTCTGGAGGCTCTTGGTGGGACAGTTTAAAAAGTGGAGTGTCTGATGTTGTATCATTCGTTCCTGATTTAATTCTTCACGGGTTAGGTAAAGAAGAACGTATCGTTGGAGGTGCTATTCTTGGTAATCACGATCCTTATCCTGTACAGGGTAATTCAAATCGTCTCGCTGGTAAAGGTAAAATCTCAAAAAAAGAAAAAGATGCTCTTAAAAGTGTTCTCGAAAAACATTCTGAAGTTCCGACCTTAAAAGGTCTCGCTGGTAAAGGTAAAATCTCAAAAAAAGAAAAAGACGCTCTTAAAAGTGTTCTCGAAAAACATTCTGAAGTTCCAAAGAAAGCTCGAGGACGTCCTAAAAAAACACAATTAGTAGATAGTAATAATACTCTTCTTGCTATGCCTGCACCAGTTGCTCTTCCTAACGGTGTTCCTCCTCGTGCACAATTACGAGGCTCTTATGGTGGAGGTAAACCGAAATCCAAATCAAATTCTGATAAGAAATTAAAAGAAAAAGTGATGAAAGCGTTAAAAGGAGGTAAAAATCTATCTGGAATGACAGATAAACGGTCGGAATTAAAGACTGGCGGTGCAGATGGTAGAAAGAGACGAGCTGAATTAGTAAAGAAAATAATGAAAGAGAAAGGTATGAAGATGGTGGAAGCGAGTAAATATATTAAAGAAAAAGGACTTTACAAATAAATTAATTTAATTTTTATTATTATATATAATAAAAGAATGGACAGTCTTCGTCAAAAACAGAATATGGAAATATTAGATGTTTTTAGAGACCTCAATAGTCAAATTGTAGGATTACAAAATAGACAAGTTCAACAATTCCCTGAAACGTTAAAAGCTAAATCTCAACGTGATTTAGGTGCAGAAGTCAACACAGATAAGGCTATTGAAAATATCAATAAAACACTTGAATCAAAATTAGGTTCACTGGAGTTCGTAGTCCAAAATATCAATCCCGAAAATCGAGGTGCACAAGCACAAGAAGAATTAACTACACAAGCTAATCGTACTACTTTTTATACCTCGTTATCACAAGTCAATAATACAGGTGACGTTGTTCCTTTATGGAATAGTATTGTAAGAGCGTATCAAGGTGGTGTTAATCGTGAAACACAACAGATGATTAAAGTCAAAGTCCTTGAACTACTTCCTAATCTCGAAGCTATTAATTATGGTATTAATCAAGCAATTGATACGATATTCGAAAGGAAAATTGTAAGAGGGTCATTCGCAGGAACTATTTTAGAATTATTAAGAACATTATCTATTTTTAATGAAATAAAATCACAAGTAGATAGTAATCCTCCTCGATTTGAATTATTAAGTGTTGATTTACTTGACCGTTCTTTTAAAAATATTTTTGAATCACAAAGTTCAGATCGTCTTACTATTCTTAAAGAATATGCACCAAGAGGATTATTAACTTCCAGTACAATACGAAATATTCCTGACTTTAAAACTGGTGATGTGTCACAACGTCTACGTCAGATTGAAGAAGAAATGGGATTTAAAATACCCGACTCACAACGGTCTCAGTTTGAAGATAGATTGAAAGGCGTAAGTGGTGTTGACTTAACGAATGCACTATCCGAGATTAGAAGTAATATGCCTCGTGTAAACGCACTCAATCAAAATGCAAAACGATTAATTAAACAAGCAGAAGACGTATTTGATTTTCAAACGGATTTGTTTATTGATTATTCAGAAGCAGAAGAAAGATTAAAGCAAATAGTGGATGAAATAGAGGTATTAGAAGGTGTTATGCCTCTAATTGACCAAAATTTAGCTCCTGAAGTTGAACTCCCCGTTGAACCCCAACGGCCTAATACACTTGAGTATTATAATCCACTAACAGGTGAATTCGAAATGAAATCATACGATGAAGATATGGACGAATACGCAAAACGTAAAGAAGACTATGATAATGATTATTTTGTCTATCGGGAAGTAGAGGCGCATAACGAACTTATACGTAATTATCAAAAAGAAGAGGCTGGACGTCAACAAGCTATTATTGACCTAAAAAGAGAATACGGTATATTACAAGACGCTAAAGATAATTTACAAAATAGAATGTCCGAAGCAGAAGACCAAGAACAAAGTATTAGAAAACAAGCAAGTGAACAACGATTCGATATAGCACCTATCATTAACAAATTATTTAATAAAGGACAGAAACTACACGCTACTAATAAAGCAACCGCACGAAGACAAAGAGATTTACCAGAAGTAAAAGAAGATAGAGATCCTTTAGAATTCTTTAGACTTCCAGGTAGAATGCCGTCAGGATATGAAGATAATGAAGAAAAATACCCAGAAGGTTCAGGAAAACCAAATCGATTATTATTTAATGATAAAAAAAATGATAACTATTATATTCACTAATTGTTAATTAGATGGATATCGTAGAACAAAAACCACCGAGTTTTTATGATGACGAATTAAAAAAAATCATCAAAATTCTCACTTTTAAAAAAAATAAAGTTGAACTTAAAGGAAGCAGTAGTTTAAAATCACAACGCTATTTTTCTGATTATGATTTATTTTCTGTCATCCAAAAAGAAGATTACGCAGATTTTTTTAATTTTATTACTCAACTTATTGAGAAAATTGAATCGAAAGAATACGGTGACGTATTCTTTATCGAATTAAAAATACAATTAAAAAATGGTAGAAAAATAAGATTTTTTAAGGATACTAAAAAAGTAAGTAATACTAAGGTATCTACTAATTCACTTGATTTTATTAAAATTGATTTAATTGTTAGAATGGATAATAAATTTATTGAAATATCTTGTATCTATTCTTTTACAAACGAAGTTCCTACTAAAGAAGATTATATTAAATCATTAGAAGATGATATTAAAGTGTTGAAGAAAGAAAAAAATTATTATAAAATTCTCAAAAGAATTTTCAGTATTAAAAAATCAGAAGGCAATAAATCTGAACTTGTTACACTTACCAAAATATTCAATAGTGAACTTGGTAAAGAGTATCAATTAATTAGTAATCTCGAAGCATTACAACTTTTATTAAAGTATTATCAAGATGAAGATACGATAAAAAAAATTAAAATTAATTTAAAAGATTTAAAATTACCCAATAATATTGGTAAAATTGATGATTTTATATCACAAAAAAGAAAACAATTAAATTCTCAAGCTAAAAAGTTTCTTCCTTAATCGGGACTAACTTTTTTTTCGGAGCATCTATTTCAAGGAATTCATTTAAACTCGGATCATCTTGTAGAATGAATGATATGGTTGGTGTGACCTCGAGTAATCGGTATCTTAATTCACTGTCTGTTTCTGTCAATTCACTGTCTGTCAATTCACTACGTGAATTTAATTTAGCAACATAAAATAAATCTTCCGTAAAAATTTCAGCGTACTCGAATTTTTGTTCTTCTAAGAAAGTTTTGATTGAATCTTCATTCCATTCTGTTACGTTATTATCTGGTTTTCTTCTTTCAAATAAAATAAAGTCAATACTCATTATTTATTATAATAAATATAATAAATAAAAAAAATAATTCACAAAGTGAATATGTAAAAATCTCTAAATCTCGTAGAGATTAATTTTTTTTATATTGGGCTTTAGACCTATTTAAGATTATATCTCGGTTATTCTCGTAGTACTTCTTATGGTAATCTCTCAAATAATCAATAGAATAACTTGTTGGTTCTTTTTTTATTTTTACAACTTTTTCTTTCTTTTCTTTTACAACTTTTTCTTTCTTTTCTTTTACCACTTTTTCTTTTTTATTTTTTTCTTTATATTTTTCTTGTGCTACCTTTAATTGGTGTGCACGTCTTTCTTTTTTTTGCTCATCAGTTAAATTTCGATCATATTTCTTAAATTCCATAAATAGTTATTATATATTATTTATTTTTTAAATTAAAATTACCAAGCTACCCAAACATATATCAGTATTTTACTTCATAAATTCTTTGATGTTCTTCCATTCAGGATTTCCATATTCCCACCAGACACTCTTGTCTTTCTTCACATACCCTTGACTACCAAACACAAGTCGTCCCCCGTTCGTCTTCCATTCCTTGTATGCGTTCAGATAACAGTAATCAAAGCGTGGTGTATATTGCTTCAACTCCTCTTCGTTGTTCGCTTTCTCCATCATATTGAATATCGTTTCAGCATACATCTTCTCACCACTGTCCATCAATTTTACTTTTTGTAGTTCAAAGGTCAAAGCCTTCTCCAGAATAACAATGAATACCTTTTGTACAATTTCAGGGGCTTCGTGGTATTTCTTTTCTTTGGTCGTTCGATTTTGTCTTCGGATGTATTCATCTTCTTCAGAAAAATCATAATCTTTAATTTGTCCATCTCGTTCTACCCAGAAGTGTCCATCAAAGATAGGCATAGCTTTGAAGAATTGTCTGAGGCTTTCGTCCATCGTTAAGTAAAAACCGATATAAATTTTTTTAATTTTCATTTTTTTTTTATTTTTTGTAGATTATCTTTTTTATTATTATTATATTAGTGATATAATAATTTTCATACCTTTTGTAAGTTCAAGAATCGTCATCCCAATCTCCGTTTTCTTCGGCACATTTCTTACACAACATTAGGTCCAACTCTCTTTCATTGTTTATAAGGCAACCACATTCTTCACATACATTATCTTCATCATTCAACGAAACCCATATCACTACAGTTCCACACAAAATCTGTTTGGCAATTTCCGTTTTCTGTTCGCTGGTATGATGAGGCATTGGTAGTAGTTGGTCGTCGTTAAGTAAAAACCAATATAAATTTTTATAAAATTTCATTTTTTTTAATTTAAAATTATCTAAAAAAATGAAATTTAATTTTTTTTATATTTGTTTTTACTTAAATATGAGCGAAGTAAAAGAATTATTACAAGATAAATTTCTTGTAGAGCAATCTAATAAAATCACCAAGATTTTATTAGAAGGAGGAGAGATGGATATTAATACAGTATGTAAAGTCGTAAAAAGATATCAAAAACAGTATAGTGATATTAAAGAATTCAATCCTGAATTAGCACAACAGTTTGATGCAATTATGTTTTGGAAAGTAATGTGTCCAAATTTTTAAATTAAAATGAAAAGTTAATTTCAATCAAAACCTGAAAAGATAGACCTGAAAAGTTGATTCGAGACCAAACCTATAAAATAAAAAAAAATTTATAAAAAAAAAAATAAAAAAATAATAAAAAAATAATTTTATAAAATAATTTTATAAAATAACAGTAATTTAACAAAAAATAAAAATAAAAATAAAAATAAAAATAAAAATAAAAATAAAAATAAAAATAAAAATATTTTTTTTTTGCAATATGTTTTGACTCGAAACAACTTTTCAGGGTATCTTTTCAGGTTTTCATAATCAAGTAGTAAATCAAGTATAATAATATAATAATAGTAATAATAAGAATAATCCTTCCTGAAAAGATCCTGAAAAGATCCTGAAAACCTGAAAAGATAAATTGATAGCCTGAAAAAAAACCTGAAAAGATAATTTTAAATTAAAAAAAATGAAATTGATAAAAAAATTATATTGGTTTTTAGATTTTAATAATAATTTAAAGATTATCTTTTAAATTATAAGAATGGGAATGGATTACAATGCTAACATTTTTCCAGAACAAACGTATGAGTGTATTGTTGATATGAGAGCGGTAGAATATATAAAGGAGAACTTTAATGAACTTAATTTGGGTAGTTTTTATGATGAGAAAAGACCAACAGGTAAAAAAATAATTGATTGTAAAGCTGAACCACAATTGATTATGAATTTCTTGAATAGTTTTAAACCTATCAAAGGAACAAAACAAGGTAAATGTGTCAACACTTATAGACAAAATAAGGGTAATCCAAGAAGAATGACATCTGATAAAATGTCTATCCAAGGTATATCACGTTGTATTCGTCATAGTTTATGTAGAGATTTACATTATGATATAGATATTGAAAATTGTCATCCAGTGTTGCTAACAAATTGGTGTAAAAAACAAGGAGTTGTATGTAGTAGACTTGATGAATTTAATAGTGATCGTAAGAATAAGTTTATGGAAGTGAGAGCACTGATGAAATGGACGAAAGATGAAACGAAAACATATCTTTTACGATTAATTAACGGAGGGGGTATTACAGGATTAGTGAATGAAACGATAATACTTCAGTTAAGTGAATTAGAATGGTTTTTACCACTTATTGATGAACTACAAACTATTAGAGACCACGTTGGTAGAATATATCCTAACTTGATGGAAATGACAATCAAAGCAAAAGGTAAAGACTACTATAATAAAGGAGGAACTTGTTTATCCTATTTATTAACTAATCTTGAAAATCAGGTATTGAATATTATGACTAAAGCGTGTATTTTACGAAAAGTAAAAATAGCAGGAATAATTTATGATGGGTTTCAAGCTTATAAGAGTGATATTCCTGATATAGATGAGTTTATGAGACATTTAGAATCAGAAATTTTATTATTTTCTGGATATAGTTTACGAGTGACTCAAAAGATAATGGACGAAGGACTAATTATTCCAGATGATTGGTGTACACCTAAAGAACGTAAAGAACAAGAAGAAAAAGAACAAAAAGAAAACTCGAAACAACAAAAAGAACAAGAAAGACAACAAAAAGAACAAGAAAGACAACGTAAAGAACAAGAAGAAAAAGAACAAAAAGAACAAGAAAGACAACAAAAAGAACAAGAAAGACAACGTAAAGAACAAGAAGAAAAAGAACAAAAAGAACAAGAAAGACAACGTAAAGAACAAGAAAAACAAGAAAAACAAGAACAAAAAGAACAAGAAAAACAACGTAAAGAACAAGAAAAACAAGAAGAAAAAAAACGTAAAGAAGAAGAAAATAAGTTATTAAAAGAAGAAAAAGCACGACAAAAAGAATTACGTAAAGAACAAAAGAAAGACGAAGAAGAAGAAACAGATGACGTTCCGTTAGCAAAAGAATATTTAAAGAAACGGGATGGTGAAATATTGTATGATAAAAAGATGGGTTATGGATATTTTTATAGACCAGATACTCGATTATGGTGTCAATTCAAATCATTTGATTGTCTGAATGACGATATGATGGAAGAATTAGGGTTATTGAAAACCAAGGATATTAAGAATATCGGATTTGCTGTGAAACAGAAGCTTATGAATCGGGAAGATGATTTAACACGATTTAATATGAGACAAGGTTTTATTGCGACAGGTCAAAAAGATATTATTGACCTTAAAACTCTTACCGTAAGAGAGAGAGAAAAGGAGGATTTATGTTCGTTTTATCTTTCTCAAGAGTATAGAAAAGAATATGATAAGAAATGGGTGAATGATTATATAGGTCAATTACTAAACACAAATAAACAAGAATATATAGACCAAGTGTTAGAAGTAATAGGATATATATTTACAGGAGAAAATAACTTGAAAATTATTATTATTATGATGGGAAAGGGTGATAACGGAAAATCATTATTTATTGAAGTAGTGAAATCAATTATGGAACAGTATAGTACAGTAGCAAACATAAAAATATTCAAAAAACCAAAGTTTGAAAATAATACTCACGAAGCGTATCTGTATCCGTTAATAGGTAAGAGAGCTGCATTTAGTAGTGAATTAGCAGAAGAGGATGAATTTAATGCTACAGTGTTGAAAAATGCATCAGGTAATGATTCTATATCTATTCGTAATAGTGGAGCTGAAATAACATTTGATACTATTCTTAAATCTGTGCTTGTAGCTATCACGAATAGTGTTCCAAAGACGAATGACGTTGCATTATGGAATAGATTAAAGTTTATTAATTTTGCAAACACATTTGAAAAATCAGGACAAAAAGAAATAGAAATTAAAAGTCATAAGAATGATTTATTTTGTGCGTTCCTTGAAGGTGCGAAACGATATTATGACCGAGGTATGAAAATAGAGTATTGTGATGAAATAGTATCATTTACAAAGAAACAGAAAGATGCAAAAGATAGTGTGATTGCTTTCTGTGGAGTGTATGAGATAGAAGTATCGGATAATAATAAAGTATATTGTAAAGAGTTATATCAAGCATATATAGAATTTTGTAGATCAGAATTTATTAAAGCAGATGGAAAAGAAACATTTTATCAAAAATTTGAGAGAATGTATAACTTTATTAAAGATAAAGATTACAAAGGTAATTATTATCTGATGAAAAATTTATTTTAAATTAAATTTAAAAGAATATCTTTATGTATATAAAGATATAATGTCTTCGAGAACTGAATACAGTAAATTATACTATCAGAATAATAAACAAAAGCTACAAGAATATAATAAAAAAAAACAACATCAATTATATTCTTGTGAAGAAACGAAATTAAAAAAACAAGAAAAAAATCGATTACGATACCAAGCACTAACTGATGCATTTAAAAAAATTAATAGTTTAACTACAGAAATTTTAAATTAAAAAATGAAATGATTATAAAAATATAATTATTTTTAGTAAAAAAAAGAAAATGGAATGTCCTATATGCTACACCAATTACGGAGAACAAGACGACGGAACGTTTTTAACAAAAGATGGAAAACATAATTCAGATTATGCTGATGTATGTAATCATTATATCTGTTATAAATGTTGTTGGGAATTATCAAAAAAAGAAGATGTAAAGTGTCCCCTGTGTAGAGAAGATTGGAGCGAATGGATACATTCACATTACGACGAAGAAGACGACGACGAAGAAGACGACGACGAAGAAGACGACGACGACGAAGAAGACGACGACGACGAAGACGAAGAAGAAGACGAAGAAGACGAAAACGAGAATGTTTGTGATTGTTGTTGTAAGGGGTGGGGAGTTCCTAATGAGTTTGGTTTATGTATCTGTATGTGTAGTAGGTGTGGTGATTTATATTCCGATTGTAAAAGAGAATGTAATTTAAATTAATTTTAAATTAAAAAAATGAAATTATTAGAAATATATTAACGTAATAATTACGATGAAAAAAGAGGAATTACTTTTATATTATTTTGGAAAAGGTACTTCTGGAACTACAATTGATGGACATAAAGAACATTATATAAGAATTAATCCAACATTAATAACTAAAAATAAACAAACAGAGTTTGAATATGTAATGGATATATTAATACCCGAGTGGAGAAAGGATAAAGAATTAATGGAAGGTAAAAGAGATTTCATTATAGAAAGAATAGCCTATGATGAAGAAGAAGTGTTATGTATATGCACTCAACCTATTAAAGAGATTTGTTATATAAAACATACTACATTAGACAAGTCAGTACAAGTAGGAAATCATTGTGTTGGTAAAATACGAGAAGATTTAGAAAAAGAAGCAAAACAACTACAGAGAATAAGAAAAAAAGAAGCTGAACAGCTAAAAGAACGAAAATTAGATAAAGAACGTGATGAACTTGTCGCCCGAGTAGAACGTGAACACGACTTATTTGTATTACGTCAATTTTTTCGAGAATGTAGAACCTGTCAAAACCTTACTATTATTAAAGATGAACCAATTTGGAAAGTGGATTGTAAAAATTGTTATAAAAAAAAATAATAAACAATAGTTTAATTAAACTATTGTTTATTTAAAGACTATTTAACATTTGATTTAAAATTAAATTAATTTTAAATTAAAATATTCGTCCACGATTAGGTCTTCCACTTGCAACACAACCAGTTTCAGCTTGTCTTTTTTCATCTTCAGCTTGTCTTTTTTCTTTTTCAGCTTGTCTTTTTTCTTCAATTTGTCTCGCAATATCAGCCTCATTTTGTGCCAATCTTAGTATTCTCGCATCTCTTTGTTGTTCTTGAGGTGTATCAAATGCACTATTTCTACTCTGATATAAACGAGGTTGGTAAGGTAGATAAGCCCAGCCTCTTCTACCTGGTGATGGCCTTGATGTATTTTGAGGACTTGGATTGGCTCTAAGACTCATTTCTCTGGCTCTCTGTACTCTCTGGTCGTATAACCGTTGTGCTGTTGACGCTTCTAATGTTCTACTAAGAGGACGTAATAATTGACCTGTTTCTCTACGTCTAAGTTCTGTGAGGGTAGGTTTTGCGTAAACGGGTTCTTCTTTTTTTTTTTCTTCTTCTCCTTCAAATAAATGAGGAAACAGGATTCTTTGTTGTGCTTCTTCTTCTTCTTGTCGTGCTATTTCTTGTAATATAATTTCTTCCATCTCATAAGGGAAAAGCAATTTCGAAGGAGGGGGTTTGTATTCTCTTTCTTTAGGATAATAAGATTGTCTCTTATCTATTTCTTTAGGATAATAAGGTCCCTCATATATTTCTTTAGGATCTTCTTCTTCTTGCATTTAGAATTAATAAAATATAATAATTAATTTTAAATTAATATCTTTATTTATATAAAATGAAATATTGGGTGTATATACAAATTTATTTATTTATAATTCAGACAAAAATATTAAATTTATTTAGATTTTAATTTACGGAACGATTTGACTTACAAAGTGATCTTTATCCCCGATATACTTGGAATCTTCTTTCTTTACGTAATCATAAAATTGATCCAAGTCCATTCCTGCCTTCATCTTAAGTGTTCTAAGAATACACCAACGACCACAATCATTCACACTTGGACTTGCTTTTTGATATTTGATTTTATTCCAAACCACTTGTTCTGGAGCCTTATTGAATAACTTACTTAACAATTTTTTATCTGAACCTAATTGTACTCGTTCTGCCTTTGAAGTCCAATTAAGAGGTTCATCAACGTATCCTCCATAACTATCAAAATATTCAACTGTATCTTCTGTTGGTTTAGAAACAACTACCCAATGACCTTTATTTGGACTATCTTCGTAAAGTAAAATACAGTACGATTTAACGTCGGGTAATAAGTCGCTTAACTCTGGATACTTACTTAACTCGGAGTACTTAAATATCCTTGCATCAGGTAGATACTCACGAATATCAGAATCACTTAAAGGTGTTGCAACTACTCGTTCTATCTGTTGTAATTTACACTGCATAATTAATAATATTTAATATTATTAAATTAAATTAAATATTATTTATTAATAAATATGACATCATCGGGTGCAAACACGTGGAGCATTCCTCTCGAATTGAATAATTTACAATCTCAGATACAAACTAAACTTAATGGCAAGGTTGATAATCCAATGACTTCGAATCTACTCGCTGCAGGATTTACTGTTTTGAACGACGGAGGTGGAGACAGTGCAAATCCAAATTATGTTATCGGTGGTTCTAAATTATTCAACGTGGTTCAAACAGACTTAACAGAATTGTTTACGGTTGACGCAAATGCAAATACGATAGTAGGAGGAACGGCAATTGTTACTACGTTGAATGTAGGAAATGGAGTGAATACAAGTGCAAACGGTTCTGTTCTTAACATAGTGGATATAGACGGAAATGTAAGTCTATCGTCAGGGTTTCAACAATTTACTTATAATGCGGACAGTAGAGCAGTCAGTATTTCAGCGAGTTCGAGTGATCCTTTTATGACGTTAACGAATGCTTCAAATTCTCAAACAACCACAATACAATCAGGTAGTATACAAGTCACTGACATTCCGTTAATAAAAACAACAACAATTACACCAATATCTGTTACTTCAGATACTTTTATAGGTGCATTTTCTGGTTCAGCAAGTAATCTTGATGTTACTGATACGAGTACAAATTCTACTTTTTATCCCGTATTTTCAGATGGAACAGGAACAGGAAAAACGATATATGCAGATAGAACTACGGGTCCATTAGAATATAATCCAAGTTCAGGATTACTTACAACTAATTCACTTTCATTAGGAACAACCACAACAACATCTTCGGGGACAACAATTGTGTTAACCGTGAATTCAACTCCTTATCGAATTATTACAGGTTCTACTGCACAGACAATCCAATTACCTGATGCAACAACTCTTAAGACTGGTATCATCTATTATTTTAATAATAATAGTTCAGCAAATATCACCGTTCAGAATAATGGGGCAGTTACGTTATATACTGTTATCCCAGGAGCAATTTCAGAATGCATTCTTCGAAGTGGAGCAACAGTAAATGGAACGTGGGATTTTCATTCAATGACACCAAACAATGTTCAATTTGGAACAAATAACCTTAATTTTACTGGTGCTTCAAATACAACTATTCAACATACAGGCGCAGGAACACTTCAGATAGGTGCGTTTACTTCAACTGGAGCAATCAATCTTAATACAAATAACATTACAGGAGGAGGTAGTATTACTGCAGTCTCTTTCACGGGGACACCAACACGTTTAGCTTCAGGAATTATTCAAACAATTGCTGGTGGTGGAACAACAACACTGACAACTGCACAATTATACCGTATTGTATTCTGTACAGGTGCAATAGCGTTGACATTAATTCTACCTTCAACCGGATTAAACTCTGGTGATTACTATCATATCGTGTCTGGACAAACCTTAAATAACGTAACGATTTATCAAACATCAGCTATTGCTGCAAATTTAATTAAAGTGCTAACACCAACAGCAAGTAGTAATTTGGCTTCAAGTGGATGCACTTTAATTTGGAACGCAACTGCAGCACAGTGGATGACTATTGCAGGTAATAGTTAATTTACGTAATTAAATAAAAAAACTATAGTAATATATAAACAGGACAATGAGTCTCAATTTAAATAAAATAGGAAGATTTTTGTGTAAAGTAGAAGGAGGAGCATACAACAACAAAATTATTTCTGTTACTCCAAGTTTAGATGAAAAAGATGACTTGATAAAACCGTTTTCTAATTTATCGTTAAAAGACGGAAAATTTCAACAAGTACCTGATCCTGAGACTGAACGTCAAATTTTATATATTACAGGCGCATCTGGATCGGGTAAATCAACCTATACTGCTAATTACATTAAGAATTACAAAAAAATGTTTCCAGATAATCCAATTTATTGTTTTTCTGCACTAAAAGATGATGAAAGTCTTGATGTAGTCAAACCAGAACGAATTATGATAGATGATACACTATGGAAATCGCCAATCGATGTATCAGAATTTAAAAATAGTTTAGTTGTGTTAGATGATATTGATGTAATTTCAGATAAAAAACAACGAGATGCAGTGTATAATGTTATGAATCAGATACTCGAAATTGGAAGGCATTTTAAAATAACTTGTGTAATAACCAATCACCTACCAACTGCAGGGAAAGATACAAGACGAGTATTAAACGAATGTAATACTGTTACTTATTTTCCGCATAGTGGAACTGCACGAGGTATAAAATATTTATTACAAGAATATTTAGGAATTGATAAATATCAGACAAAGAAAATTAAAGGATTGAAGAGTAGATGGTGCACAATTTTTAAAAATTACCCCAATGTTATTATGTGTGAGAAGGACATTTGGTTGAGTAGTGCAGATGATGAAGACTAAATCACCATAGCAAGTACCTACTTAATAGTTCTTTTAATGTATCTTTTGTATGTCTTTTATGATACAATTCTCTACGTTTGTCTGCATACACTTGTCCTTTTTCTTTGATATAACTGGGGTAATCAAGATATTTGGGGTCACCAATACTTGCTATTAAAAGATTATCTTTATACACATCTATTTTTTTTTTAGGATTTTTTGAAGGCATAACTTGAACACCAATTTCTGTTGCTTTTTTTTTGGTGTAGTCAGTTAATTGATAACTCATATTAATTAATCAATACAATTAATTAATAAATTAATTACTTTTTATTATTTTTTTTTTATTTTTTCGGTTTTCAAATTCAGTCAATTGTGGCTAAAGCTACAGCTAATCCTTGAATATTAACATTCCTTGCATCAAATCCATAATTCAATCCAATCGTACCTACTTCTCTTGTCTCACCATTCGGATCACATCCAGTCGCCTTAAAATGTAATCTCATTTTTCTATCAAGAGCTTTTTTTGATTTCTCTTGAATATACTTACCACACGAGCAGGTGAAAAACGGTTCGTTGACACACGTTTGTTTAATCGGCTTAGGCATTCTTGATAATACTGAAAAACCAATATAATTTTTTATCAATTTCATTTTTTTTAATTTAAATTTATTTTTTCTGGCTATCAATTTATCTTTTCAGGTTTTCAGGATCTTTTCAGGATCTTTTCAGGAAGGATTATTCTTATTATACTCATTATTATTATATTATACTTGATTTACTACTTGATTATGAAAACCTGAAAAGATACCCTGAAAAGTTGTTTCGAGTCAAAACATATTGCAAAAAAAAAATAATTTTTATTTTTATTTTTATTTTTTATTTTTTTTTTTATTTTTATTTTTTGTTAAATTACTGTTATTTTATAAAATTATTTTATAAAATTATTATTTATTTTTTATTTTATAAATTTTTTTTTTATTTTATAAAATTTTTTTTTATTTTATAGGTTTGGTCTCGAATCAACTTTTCAGGGTTATCTTTTCAGGGTTTGATTGAAATTAACTTTTCATTTTAAATTAAAAAAAATGAAATTTAAAAAAAAAATATACAAAAAAATACTGCAAGCGATGGAATACTACGACGCGACAAGAGAGATGATTTTACGTGATGATGCTGATTTGGAAGCTCGAAAAGTCGAGTTGGAAAACTTTTTATCTGTAATTAAAGATAATTATAATCTTTATGATTATCTCTGTGATTTTGGTGTTGCATTTTATCGTGATGGGGATCATATCCCTCAAAAAGACCTAAGTAGTGAGGAGAAACACGGTCAAGAAGAATTACAGTATATTATGATGACACGAATGATGTCGGGTGAGCAAAAGGTAAATGGTGAACGAAGAGAATGGAGTAATGGTTTTCTTGGTAGTAGATGGTATGATGCAAAGACAATGACAACGTATTGTCGAGCCAGTTTTATAAGTAAGAAAACTGATGATGACAGCATACCAAAAAAATATAGAATTGTATTTAGATTTGAAAATAGACAAAAAAAAAGATGTGGTAATCCCGAGTGTGAAAATCAAGGTCTTGGATATGAAAAGTGTGGAATATGTAAGTCTGTTTATTATTGTAGTAAAGAATGTCAACATAGCCACTGGAAAATTCATAAAAAAATATGTAAAAAAGATGATGATATTATCTAAAAAATCAATTTGTTATTTTTTTCCTAACAATTTCTTCTTATGTAAACTTCGTTTATACTCTGGAATTTCAAACGGTTCGTCAAACAGTACGTTATCCTCATCTTTTACTGCTTTACCTAATCCTTGCATCTGTGTTTGTGAAAAAGGGGGTACGAATGTTGCTCGTTGTTGAGGTTCAGGAGTAAAATTTGTTTCTAATTGTATATTACTCATAACAGGAGAGTTATTAGGTACGGTGATTGGATTAATATCGTTACTGTTGAGGGCTTCGTTACTCTCGTTCTCGAGATGATTTGGAGGATGTGGGTTCATTCCAAGAGGTTGACCACTACCAAGTGCATAATGAAAACCAACGTCACTATCTTGAGCATATTTTTGAAAAAAATTGTCTGAACCAGCACCAATCATAGGATGCCAACCCGACCAAGGTGGTTGAGACCAACTACCACCAAAAATTGCATCACTACCAAGTCTATCTTGTTGTCTTTGTTGAGACACGTTAAAATGATATCTATATAAATCATTAGGATCATTAGATTGAACTCTCATTTTAATTAACTTATTTATAAATAAGGTAATAAATTAATTAAAATTTTTTTCTTAAGTCATTGTCGTGTTTAGGATTATTATCTAAAAAACTGTAAACTCGAGCCATAGCCCACTGTTGTTTAGATAATTTTTTAGATAACGGTGCTTTTGGATCTTTAACAAACGAATCTTTTACTCTCACACTTTCAGGATTTGTTTCGTATGCACCAATACCACGATCATACACTCGTTGTAGAATACTCTGAGGAACACCACTTAGTGCACTTAACTTTTTGATAGTAACACCTTTTGATAGGTTGTATCGTTTAAGAACGTTTTCACGATGAGTTCCGCCTCCTTTTAATTCTAATTCTTTCTCTTGACTAATCGCCTCTTGTTTTAATTCTGGAATATCAGATTTATTTAACAATTTAACAAGATGTTTATGTTCTTTAATAAATTCTTCTTTCGGTATAACAATTTCGTTTTGTTCTTCTTCGTATAAACGTTGTAGATTTCGATTACTTCGATTACCACCAATTCCTAAATATTTATTGGCAAGTGCACCGACATCCGTAAGACCTTGAGTAATGACTTTAGTGGTAGTAGGTAATTCTTTAACTAATTCAGATATATCTTGATAAACAAATAATTTTTCTTCTTCGTTGTATAGTCCTTCTACATCTAATAATAAAGCGATAAAGTCTTGACAATTATTTTGACCTAATGCTGAGTAACTAAAGAATTTTGCATCACCAGCTTTTTCTCTTGCTTTTTTAAACATATCGTTGATGGTAAACATTTTATCTTTTGGTATAATAACATTTTGTAATTCCATACCTTCTGCTCCACTTACTTCATCCTTAACAGATACTACTTCTACTTTTTCTATACTTAGTTGTTTATTCTGTTTCAGTTTTTTACCATTACGTAAGACAATTTCTTTTGCTCCTTTTAGAGATACGACCATACTGAGATGATAAAACTTATCAAACCCATATTTTTCTTTAAGACGTTCCCATTCACCTGCTGATATACCTTGTAGAGCAAGATTGAGAGCGAATGCGATAGGAACACGTCTTAATTGTAATCGTATAATTG